ACTATTTCGTTAATTCACAACAACGGTATTGTTGCTTGGAAAAACTCAGGGATACTACAATGATGCACACACACCCACGTCACAACATTAAGAATCCACCAGGACAAATTGTGAATAAGATTGAAACATTAGGTGATTACATTAAACACGTAGAAGAACAGGAGTTTCCTAAAAAGAAACTTACGTTTGAGGAGTGGTGGAAAAGCAAACCAGAAATTTATGGAGACCAGCCTTTTGAATACATGATTGACGCAGCAGAAGCTGCTTGGAATGCTGCACAGGAGAATAAGTAATGCGCTGTGATTGCTGTGACAAAAAGCTAAACGACTACGAAACTACTCTAAGGCACGGAAAAACAGGGGAGTTTCTAAACACTTGTGTGAAGTGTCTTGATGGATTGGGAATTCCTTTTATTGGAAGAGAAGATCTAGAAAAAGTAGAACGAGTGGAAGAGGAGAACGATGGTTGGGAAGTTTTTTAAAGCACATAAACTGCACAAAGTGTGGGAGCAGCGATGCTAAGGCTTTATATGAAGGAGGTAGTAGTTTTTGCTTCTCTTGTAGGACTTCGGGTAAGCCTAGCACCAGCCCTTACTTATTTCATTATGAAGAGGGGTTGGAAAATGTGTCTCTTCCTAATGACGCAGCCTTTAACTACTCTCCTACTTGCCTTGCTTGGGTATCTAAGTATGGTATTTCTGTTTCAGAATTAGTTGCTAACAAGGTATACTGGAGCAATGAAAAACAACAGCTCATCTTCACGTTTTGGGGCAATCCTGGAGAACTTTTATGCTGGCAAGCCCGTAACTTTGGTGCCTGGGCCAAGACAAAATATTACACACGAGGTAAACCTGAGCACCTATTACCAATCTTTTTTCCTTCAGCAAACGCTACCGCGCCTCTGGTGGTTGTCGAAGACTGCATAAGCGCAATCAAAATAAGCCGCTATACGGCCTCAATGCCTGTTTTGGGTAGCGACCTATCACCTGCCAAATTAAAACGCTTAGCGAGCGTTCTAGAGGCTTCTAGAGGCATTGTGGTGTGGCTAGATGGGAACATGTACCACAAGGCACAGAGGATTGCTTCTAGACTACAGATGCTAGGGGTAGAGGCTAGGGCTGTGTACACAGAACTAGATCCTAAGGAGTACACAGATGAAGAGATCAAGAAAAAGCTTGACAAGCCTACTAGTCTTTGATACAATATTTGTATAGAAAGAAGAAAGTATATATAAGGAAGAGGCAACAAGCCTCTTCCAATAAGAAAGGAATAAGATGAATAGTGAACTAAGTGTTGTAAAAGCATTTCTTAAATATTCTGTATGGAATGAATACAATACCTATATCACTGCAAAAGATTTTCCAGAAGACCTACAATTCCTATACAGATGCCTAGACAGTTTCCATAAAACTAATGAGGAGTGTGTTGACTTACATGTGTTGGATTTGTCCAATTTGTTCTTTAGTCAACACAAGAAGGATAAGGAATTCTATGAAGGAGTATTTGATACACTCCTTACGTATGAACCTAACGAAGGGACTATCAAACAACTCCTCGAGTCCATCAGACGTGCTAAGCTCCTTAGAGAGCTTTCTATCGCCTCGTATGAAGTAGCTGAGGGTAAGTCACCATACAGTAGCTTAGAGAAGCTCCTAGGGGCTTTAAATAGCCCCATTGAGGATACTGGAGTAGATCAAGATGAGTTTGTATCAAATGACTTAGAAGACCTACTCTCAAAGACGTATGGAGAGGGAGGTTTGTCATTCAGACTCCTGGCTTTGCGTAGAATGTTGGGGCCATTGAGAAAAGGCAACTTCGGATTCATCTTCGCAAGACCTGAGTCTTTTTCTAGAGATACTGAGGTCTTAACACCTACTGGTTGGTTACGTGTAGACCAAGTTACTTCTAACACGTATATCTCACAAGTAAATGCAGACCTGTCAGTTTCATTTGTTAGGCCTACGGCCATCCATCCACATGAACAGACTCACTGCTATCATATACATGATGAGTTAGGTAGGGTAGACCTAATTGTTACACAAGGTCATGGAATGATTTATGAGAAAGAAGGGAATCTTTATAAGGAACGGGCAGATCAGGTTAAGTATAAGCAGGGTATCAAACACCACGTTGCCGCTACAAGTTCTGTACCGAAGGATGTAGTGGACTTCCTTCCAGAGCATCGTCTATTGATTGCATACCAAGCAGACGGGCATACGAGAAACTACAAAGAGTATGGGTACACCTTTTCCTTTAAAAAGGAACGCAAACAAAACCGTCTAAAAGAAATCCTATCACAGTGTGGATATGAGTACACTGAGTATAAGGATGGTAATCGTGGGCACCTCGGTTATTATGTAAAATCAAAGATACGGCTAGTAAAAGACTTTAGTTGGGTTAACTTAGCCCTAGTTAGTAAGGAATGGTGCCAGCAGTTTATTGAGGAACTTTCTTATTGGGATGCTACAAGACGAACTGACTGTAGATTTAAGTACGACACGGTTGACTTTGATGTGGCTAGTAAAGTGCAAGCTATTGCTATCCTAGCTGGGTATAACTGTCTTTTGTCTAAACACATAGACGAGAGATCTCCAAACTACAGTGATATTTATTCTCTATCCATCAGGACTAACTACCAACCAGTTGATGGACAATCCATCAAGAAAGAGCTAATTCCTTTCTCAGACACAACTTACTGCTTTGAGGTTCCATCAGGAATGCTTTTGGTTAGACGTAACGGGGCAGTAGCAGTATCAGGGAATACAGGAAAGACAACTTTCCTAGCCTCAGAAATTACGTATATGGCTGAGCAGTTGGTAGAGGGTGATGGGCCCATTCTTTGGTGCAATAACGAGCAGGTAGACGACGAAGTATTCCTGCGTGTCTACCAAGCAGGCTTGGGCATTACCATTGAACAGCTCTTGTCCAATAAACCACACTGGCAGGCAGAGTTTAAAAAGAAATTCGGAAACAAAATCCTAATGCCAAGGAACTTTGTTTCAACGAAACAGAACGTAGAACGTCTAATTAAGAAGTACAAACCCAGTCTTGTGGTCTTTGACCAAATTGACAAGATTAAAGGGTTTGATGCTGATCGAGAAGACTTGTTGTTAGGTTCTATTTATCAGTGGGCACGAGAACTAGCAAAGCAGCAGTGCCCTATCATTGCAGTATGTCAAGCTGATGGGTCGGGTGAAGGCCAGAAGTGGCTAACCATGGCTAACGTAGCTAACGCAAAAACTGCCAAACAAGCAGAGGCCGATTGGATTTTAGGTATTGGTAAAACACACGACGTTGGATGGGAGTCTATTCGTTTTCTGCATCTATCCAAGAATAAGCTTATGGGAGATGCCAACACAGATCCTTCTCTACGTCATGGTAAAGTAGAAGTGGTAATTAAACCGGAAATTGGACGTTATGAAGACCTTACCTAATTCCCCTAAAGAATGGTATGAAATGCATACAAAAGACTGGAACCTATCAATCCCTTGGGACAAGGCTTCAGAAACTCTAAAAACTATGTGGATCTACGAATATGAAAAACGCTTTCCCAAAACACCGCAAAACACTCTATCTAGTGATGAGGCGTGAACCTGACAACAAGAACGCTACCGCGTGCGAGGCATGGCAAGACTACGAGTCTGCTTTAAACGCTGCCGGTAGGGCAGATCAGGTAATGAAAGAGGCTAATCTATTTGGATTTGAGTTCTATGTAGCGGCTTGTACTTTCTACAATGAGTGATTGCTTTACCAGTGACTTCGAGGTAACTACGTCAAACATAGGTAATCCATTTGACGAAACAAACAAGGCAGTATGTTTGGGTTATCAGTTTGATGACGGTGCCTCGTTATGTACCTTTGGAGTAGACAGCCTTGAAGAAGACCTTCTCACACAACATAAACTCTGTATTTTCTTCAATGCGAAATTTGATTTGCATTGGTATCGTCGTCTTGGCGTTAAAATGCCAACCAAGGTTTGGTGCTGTCAACTTGCAGAGTTTCTTCTATCAGGCCAGACAGAACGCTTCCCCTCTCTCAACAAAGCATGCGAGAAGTACAACCTTCCAATTAAACTTGATGTAGTTAAGACGGAGTATTGGGACAAGAATATTGACACAGACTGTATCCCTAAAGACGTTTTGGAAGAGTATGCTAAACATGACGTAAACCTAACGTACCAAGTTTATCTACGTCAGCTTGAGCAGTTCAATAAAAACCAACCACTATACCAACTGTTCAAACTGTTGTGCCTAGACCTTCTAGTCTTACAGGAGATGGAATGGAATGGTCTTGTATTCGATAGCACTCTATGTCAACAAAGAAGCGAGGAAGTAAATAAAGAACTCACCACAATACAACAACAACTATCTTCAGTTTACCCTGACATTCCTATTAATTTTAGTAGTGGGGATCAGTTGTCTGCCTTTCTATATGGCGGCATTGTTAAAGAGGAGTATAAAGAGCCTATTGGGTTTTTCAAGACTGGTATACGTAAAGGTGAGCCGAAATATAAGAATGCTGTAAAAGAGCACCAACTCCCTAGACTTGTAACACCACTAAAGAAAACAGAATTAGCTAAAGAAGGGTTCTGGAAAACAGACGAGAGTACTCTAAGGCAACTAAAAGGAGCGGCAGCAAAAAAGTATGTCGGCCCTCTTCTACGATTGGCTGAGCTTTCTAAATTAGATGGCACCTATTACAAAGGAATGATTAACATTAACAAAGAAATGAATTGGCCTGAGAATAAGATACATGGACAGTTTAACCAGTGTGTTGCTGCTACAGGTCGCCTGTCCAGTTCTAAGCCCAATCTTCAGAACTTTGCTGGGGATTGTCAGGATATTTTTGTGAGTCGATATGGATCTTCTTGAATCGTTAGCTAAAGGCACCAACTACTCAAAAGAGATGCAGAGATATTACCTAGCCTGTATTGATGAGTTTGGTCCAGACTTTAAACAGTTTGTAGAGACACTAATTATTATAGGGACACAACAACACGATGTTGATTCAAGCGGACGCAAGCCAGCTTGAGTGGCGTACAGCGGTTGAACTTTCGGGTGACAAGGTAGGACTACAGGAGATTGTGGATGGTGCAGATACTCATAGCCTTAATCAAGTGGCTTTTAGCCTACCTTCGAGGCTCATTGCCAAGATTTATCTGTTCCGTACTATTTTTCGTGGTAGCGGTTGGAGTTTTGCTCATGATCCTGACTTCATGCACGTTAGTTCTTCTCCTGAATTTTGGGAGAATGTTAACGAGAAGTTTTATTCCAAGTACGTGGGACTAGACAAGAAACATAAAGAATGGACAAAACTAGTAGTAGAGGGAAAGCCTATAACGGGCCCTCTAGGACGTATGTGGCCGATCCCGATGGCTGTGAAACCCTCTGGGGAGAAATACATACCACTGACGAAGCTTGTAAACTTCCCTGTACAAGGAACGGGGGCGGACGTGATGGCTCTTGCGAGAGTTTCATTCGCGAGACGACTCTCCGCAGAAAGCTCATTGGCCAAGGCGAAGCTTGTCTCATCAGTTCACGATTCGATTGTAGTAGATGCGGAGGAAGCTTCGTTGACCACTATATCAAAGCTCTTCCATGAGGTTTTTAGAGACCTTCCCCTCAACATCAAGCGTATGTTTGGCTATGAATGGAAAACTCCCCTAGCTTGTGAGGTTAAATACGGAATGAACCTAAAGGATATGGAAAAGAGTTGACAACACCTCTATAAAGAGGTATAATATTTACACTAACAAAGGAAAACAATGGCACAAATTAACATCACCGTACTTTCGATTGAACCTAAATCAGCAGTTTCCGCTAAAGGTAAACCCTACGAGCTTGTAGAGATTGCTTACAAGAACCACTCTTTCCAAGATAAAATTGAGAGTGCAAAGATCAATCAATACAACACTGTCTTCTCTATTGCAAAGACAATGCAGGTAGGAAGTAGCTATGAAATTGTAAAAGAGAAGGACTCCTCTGGTTACTTCCAATGGCTCTCCATCTTGCCTACAGTAAATGGTATTCCAGCTAATAGCCCAGCTGCTGCTTATGTTGCACGAGCTTCTGGTCAACAGATCCCTAATCCAACTCCAGTAGCTGCTGCACCTTATCAGGCACCCCCTAACCGCTCTTTTGAAACCTCAGAAGAACGTGCATCTAAGCAGGTTTACATTGTTAAGCAGAGTAGTTTGTCTAATGCGATTGCTACCTTGGCAATCGGGTCAAAAACTACTCCTGACAAGGAAAAGGTTATTGAACTTGCACAGGCCTATACTGACTTTGTATTCGGTAAACAGCCTCTTGTAGACATGCCTAATGACTTGGATGACGTGCCGTTTTGAAAGTACCAAAAGAATTTACATTAGGGGCTATTACTTGGTCCGTTTCTAAAGTAGAAACATTACCTGGAGCTATGGGAGTAACTACCTACGACCATGCAAAAATTGAGGTACTTAAGGGACTATCAACACAGGTAAAAGAGCAAACATTCTGTCACGAGCTTGTTCATGCCATCTTACACGCAATGGGAAAAGCTATGCCACATGATGAAGAGTTCGTAGATGGTTTTGCCACGTTCTTGCATCAGTACTTAGAAACTGCTAAATGAAGGCATTAATCGACGGAGACATAGTAGCATACAGATGTTCTGCCTCTTGTATGCCAACAAAAGCTAAGCCACAGGAGGAATCCTTGGAAGATGCCCTCTCTCGTGTAGAGTTTCTCATGTCTCGTATCAAAGATGAAACACACACAGAGAGTTGTCTTGTCGCTATTGGTGGAGAGGGTAACTATAGAAACACAATTTACCCTCCCTATAAAGCCAACCGTATAGGCAAGAAGAGACCGACACACCTAGAGGCATGTAAGAAGTTTCTACAGGACAACTACAACACGCAGGTTACTTGTGGTATTGAGGCAGATGATTTGTTGGGAATAGAGCAGACAGACGACACTGTTATCTGTTCCATCGACAAAGATCTTCTTCAAATCCCAGGTAAACACTACAACTTTGTTAAGCAAGAATGGAAGGACGTAGACGAGCTTTCTGGACTACGTTCCTTCTATAAACAGATAATTACAGGCGATGCTTCAGACAATGTTCCTGGTTTCGATGGTGCTCTCCGTACTACTACTCCTTTATTTGTACTGGGACTACTAGAACCACTAGACTCATACCTCACTGAATATGAGATGTATAGGTATGTAAGAGATGTTTATGCAGATGGTTGGGCTTGGACAGAAGATTGGGAAGCCCAGTTACACATCACTGCCAAGCTGCTCTTCATACAACGAAAGGAAAGGAAGATGTGGGAACCACCAAACCTTGGACTGACGGAAGAAAACATAGCTTCATAGTAGCTGTGTTACGTAGTGGGTCGCGCAGGTGGCCACCTAAATACGAAACCTTAAACGAAGCTAAGACAGAGAAGAAGACAAACAAGAAAACTGGCAGACTCGCCCAACACTTCCAATGTGCCTCTTGTAAAGAGGAATACACAAGCAAGGACGTGCAAGTAGACCACATAGAGCCCATCATTGATCCAGCAGTAGGCTGGGTTAGTTGGGACAAGTTTATTGAACGTCTCTTCTGTGAGAAAGAAAATCTTCAGGTGTTGTGTAAACCCTGTCATGAAAACAAAACAAAAGGGGAACGAAATAGACGTAAGAAAAGCAGTAAAAACAAGTGAAGGTTCTGTTGTATTTGAAGGAGAGCTTTCGCCAGATGAGTTTGATTTTGTACTTGGTCTAGGGCTTTCCTATCTATTTGAACAAGGGGCCCTCCCTTTTAAACAACTAGACGATGAGGAAGACCTAGTACATTTTGTAGGCGGTACGGAAACAAAGCAATGACACGTCACTTCATCATTCCTGATTGTCAAATTAGACCAGAAGACAACACAGAGTTTCTAACACATGTAGGTAAGTACCTAGTGGAGATGAAACCTGATGTTGTTGTCTGTCTGGGGGACTTCGCTGACATGCCTTCTCTAAGCTCTTATGACGTGGGCAAGAAGAGTTTTGAAGGTAAGCGGTATGTCAATGACATTAAGGCCGCCAAAGAGGCTATGAAGGCCCTTCTAGAGCCTCTTAAAGCTTATAATGACAATGCTAGAAAGACAAAACACAAAACCTATAATCCACGACTCGTCTTTACACTTGGTAATCATGAAGATAGAATCAACAGAGCAATAAATAATGATGCTAAACTTGAAGGTGTATTATCAATCGACGATCTTGGGTATAAAGAAGTTGGGTGGGAAGTGTTTCCATTTCTTAGTGTTGTTGTTATTGACGGCGTGGCTTATTCCCATTATTTTACTAGCGGCGTTCTTGGACGGCCTGTCTCTTCTGCTGCTACATGCCTCACAAAAAAGCATCAGTCTTGTATTCAAGGCCACCAGCAAGGCTTACAGATTGCTATGGGACATAGGGCTGATGGTAAAGCGCTCACCTCAGTCATTGCGGGATCGTGTTACGAACATCATGAGGATTATTTGGGACCGCAAGGAAACAAACACTGGAGAGGAGTGCTAATAGCTCATGATGTTAATGAAGGTGAGTTTGATTTGATGCCTGTAACTCTTAAATATCTACGCTCAAAGTATGCTACAACCAATTAATTTGTGGGGAATGCCTCCTATGAAAGACCACCCAACTGTTAGACAAAAGATTCTTGATGATGCACGTAGTATTGTAAGTAAGGACAGAGCTTCTACTAAAACAACTCCTGAAAATAGTTTTGAGCATATTTCTAAACTATGGAGTAGTTTTCTTGGTCATGATATTAAAGCATCAGAAGTAGCAATTATGCTGGCCCTGCTTAAGATTGCAAGGCTAAAAACAAACCCTAAGCACAGAGATTCCTGGGTAGATTTGGCTGGGTATGCTGCTTGTGGAGCTGAGTGCGAACTAAAAGAACAAGAAGACTGGCAATACAACAACACAAAGCACGCCTAGAACTTGAAGAGGTTTTCCGTGCCGTTCATGGAAAAGAAAATGCATCCAAATCTTGAAGAACTTAAAGAACTAATTGCTGCTGAACTCTCAATTGAAGAGATTATGGATATTCTTGGATGGACCAATATTGATTTAGTGGAAGCCCTGGAAGATCATATTAACGATAGTTTTTTGGAGTTCGCGAAAGCAGTAAAATGACTGGTCAGACTACGTACAAAGAGATTTACACAGAGAAAACAAAAGGTAAGAAGCGTTATCTAGAACGCATTCAACAAGACAAAGAGGCTAAAGAAGAGACACTTAAGGCATTAGAGGAGATGGTTCAGGAAAACCAACGTCTAGGTTTGTATGAGGAGTGGTATGAAAAAGGCTGATATTTCAGTTAGTTTGATTGACTACATGGGAGATGATATTTCAGTTGTTAATGCTGCTCGTGTGTCCTTTAATAAGCGAAGCGAGTATGAGCATTACATTGAAAACCCCACCCTTCCAGAGAAAGACGCAAAGCTAATCAAGTATCTAGCCAAGCACAACCATTGGACACCCTTTGCACATACCTGTCTCTCCTTCAGAATTAAAGCTCCTATCTTTGTTGCGCGCCAGCTTGGTAAACATCAAGTTGGGGGAGTGTGGAACGAGGTGTCTCGTCGTTACGTGGACACAGAACCAGAGTTCTACTTTCCTAGTGAGTGGAGGGGGAAACCAGTAAATGCCAAGCAAGGAAGTAGTGGAGTTGTAGAAAATATTTGGTGGATTCCAGAAGATTCCTATTATTCCGTTCAAGAGGGTGTAAAGGAAATTACACAATACTCTTTAAATAGATATAAACGGATGATACAAGAAGGAGTTGCCCCTGAACAAGCCCGCATGGTGCTTCCTCAAAACACAATGACTGAGTGGATTTGGACAGGTTCCCTTCCATTCTTTACTCGTGTCATTGCCCTACGTACAGATCCCCACACACAACAAGAAACACAAGAGGTTGCTAAACGCCTTAAGGAAGAAATTCCTAAATGCTTTGAGCATTCTCTAACAGCTCTTTTGGGAGAATGAAAATAACAGATAAAATCTATTATGTTTATCTACATACCCACCCAGAGAACAAGGAAGTAGTTTATTGTGGTAAGGGTACTGGAGGACGTGCTTGGGATATTACTAGAAATAAATCACAAATGCATCCTGACCATATTAAATGGATGATGGAATTACAGCAACAAGGATATACCCCACAAGACTGGGTTTGTATTCTTTATAAAGGCTTGTCTGAATCAGAAGCGTTTGAACTAGAAACCCAATACCGTCATAATACAAAGCTATATAAGTTTGATCGCATGTGCGGTGAAAAGAATCACCACGCTAAACTTACTAATAAACAAGTACTAAGAATCTTTCTCTTATGTAAGAATAAAGAAAGAACGCATCAACAAATTGCACAAGAATCCGGCGTATCACGAGCCGCCATTTCTATGATCGCATCAAGAAAACAATGGAAGGCTGTTACTGCATGTCTAGTGTAAGTCAAGATTTTTCTCAATTAGCCAACCCAGATTATTCTGTCTATATCCATCGCAGTCGTTATGCTCGTTGGCGTAATGATCTAGGTAGACGAGAAAACTGGCAAGAGACCGTTACCCGTTATTGTGATTTCTGGAAAAAGAAATACCC